TCATAACAACCTCACAGCGACCCAATAAAAGCGATTATCCAACCTACGCCACCTACGCACAATCCTGCTGCTAAAATAGCAAACATAAGGTTTTTAAAATCTTGTTCTCTTTTAAGCTTCTCTCGCTTTAGTCGGTTTTGCTTAATCTTTTCTTGCGACCGGCGATACCTTTCTTCCTCACGTATCCGCATCATGCGCTGATACAGGGGCGTTTTACCTTTAGCCATGAAGATTTTCTTAACTTGCTCTTCATACTTAGCTATTTTCATTTCAGCTTCGACTACCTTGAGTGCGTAGTTTTCGACTGATCCTGACGCATACGCCCCTGAAGAGGGCCGACGTTCTAACTCTTCTTTTGCTTCTTGCACCTTGTCTTTGGCATCGTAGAAAGAACCGAGCTTACCAATAAGGTCAGAGGCATCCTGCCCCGTTTGAACTCCTTGTTGAATAAGCTCGAAAGCTTTGCTTGCCGCAGCAAGTGCTAGTCCAATCTCGATCATTACTTACACTCATGCTTTGACTAATATGTTAATTGTACACAGCATACGCTTTTTCCCATAACTTAAAGTTATATTTAACTTTTACTTAACAATTTACATTTTTCTGGGAGGTATAAATAGTTTATTTTACTGTTTTTTATTGTTTTTACAGCGTCACGAAACGTCTCGACCAAAGGCTCTCCCGCAAGATTAAAAGAAGTATTTAGAACCATAGGAACGCCTGTAATGCCGTAGAAAGCTTTTATTAAGTCGTAGTAATGTGGATTCTGTTCTCTTTTTAACGTTTGTACCCTACAAGTTCCATCAACGTGACTAACCGCAGGTACTTTAGAAACGTATTCATTTTTTATTTTTAGTGCGTACATCATAAACGGAGACTCTTCTATCCCCGCAGTTTCAAACCATTCTTCAAAGTTTTCGTGTAAAATAGTAGCAGCAAAGGGTCTAAACCACTCTCTTTTTTTAACTATGTTAACTTTAGCTTTACCCTCTGGGTCTGTGGGGTCAAATAATATAGACCTATTACCCAATGCTCTAGGGCCGATTTCTGAACCTCCTTGATAAACGGTCACAATATTATTATCTACAATAAGCTGGGCAACCTCTTGCGGTAAAATGTCAGCCTCTACCATACCATGATCCTGATAGATGTCCCTTTGCTTGCCAAAGTAAAGTGAGGTAAGTGGTCGGACTGTTGTATCTTGTGTTTCCCCGTGCCAATGTTTTTTGGCTAGTCCTATGGGCGTACCTGCATCATTACAAATAGGATCAAACCAAAAGTTAACCTCTGGAAACTCTTGTTTTAGGAAATAATTAGTCACACAATTCATGCCATAACCCCCAGAAAAAACAATGTTCTTTTGATCCGTTCTGGTTATGGCTTCTTGAACTAAAGAAGCAACTGCGTTTTGAGTATCGTGCTGCACTCGCCAAGCAAGGTTTTTTGCCGTTTCAGTTAATTCTGACTCGTCTTCATGCCAATCATTTGGGTTTTCTGGGTTTACTAAGTTTGAGTACATTGTATCAATTAACCGCGCTCCTGCTGGATACTCCCCAATAAATACGTTTTTATCTCCTCGTGTTCCATAAATCATTTGAGGAATATCCTCACTCTGTTTTCCGTAGGGCGATAGCCCCATAGTTTTACCAGCTTCAATGTACCCGAACCCTAAGTAATAGGTAACCGCTTCATAAGCTTTAGTAATTGTTACTGCGTCATTTAATTCTAAATTTTCTGTTTTTATGTTTTTCCCGTCTGTAGCGCCCCCGTATTTTTTTAATACGGGTTTAAAAATGTTTGGGTAAGAGCATACATAAATTGATTCTGTTTCAAACCCTCCAGAGTTTTCGACCCCATGCCAACTTCCAGCACCATCAATAACTATTGCCGCCGCAGTTTCAAACCCAGAACCATAAAATGCAGACGCTGCATGGCCTAGATGATGTTCATTCCCCAAATTATAAATTTTAACTTTAGGGTATTTTTTTCTAACAAGCGCAGAGTAAGCGTCTTCCCCTGTCCACGGTAAAGAATGAAATTCCGTAGTTGTTCCACCTAGCAATAAAACATCAATTTCATATTCCATAGCTTCAAGCATTGCCATAAAAGGGTTACCGTCATATTTGTGACGCGATAACCTTTCTTCCTCAATAAAGTATTCAAGAATACCGTTTCTAACTAGAGCAGCAGACGCGTTGTGGCCCGGATTGATCGCAAGAATATTCAATGGTTCCCTCATTTATGTTTTTCTTTATTTGTTGAAGAATTAACTTTATTTCATCTTTTGAGTAATTAAAGCAGTCTTGGTTGTACGTGTTTATTTCAGCCATGTCTTGTTCGGCTAGTCTTAAAGGGGAATACAATTTTTTAGCATTTACTTTTTCAACAATATGAAAAAAATCTGTATACGTTACATTCTCTTTAAATGTGGAGCCAATAAAAACAGTACCTTGTTTATTTAAAGCTCTTGCGGCGTGTTGCCCAAAAGAATCGCACCCTATAAAATAAGTACACTCTGATATAAGTGAAAGCCATGCCCTTAAATTAGCCCCAAATTTAGCCGTGTATTTATCCTCTGGGACAAACTGATGTTCTTCCCCTAAAAATAAAACGGCAAAATCTTTTGAAAGTTCTTTTACTATTGTTAGGTAAAGTTCTTGTGGGATCGAGCGACTGGAGCTGTCGTATATTTTGTTAAAACCTTTTTCTGTTGATCTACCGAATGGCTGAATAATAACAATTTTATTTTTCCCAGAATTTTTTGCCATTTCTTGCAAAGTTAGTTTTGCATTTTCTTTTTCATAGGGACTAATAACTAACTGAGGAGCAAGTATATCCCCATGATCGTTGGTTTGATTTAATACCTCGTCAAATGTTTCGACTAAAGACTTTTCTTGCTTAAAATAAGACGGTTGCCTGTAAGGTTCGGGCTTTATTACTTCATCACAATGTTTGAAATAGTTTTCAAAAGCTCCTAATGTTTCGGCTTCAAAAACTTTACCTGCAAAACTTTTTATTCCGTAAAATAGTGCGCTCCATCCATACACTAAAATTTTTATATCATCATTTGGGTTGTTATTAATGTATTTAATTAGTGCGGGAATAGCAGCAATAACGCGCCCTGCACCCCCATCAATTACTATGGTTTTATGCACCCTTACTCCTTTCTTTTTAAAAACTTAAAAACTTAAAGATGGAAAAACAACATCTTCAGGCTCTGCGACACTGGTTGGTATATCTCTTAACTCTTGCCTATAGGCCTCTAATTCCGTTTGCTGTGCCTCAGTAAGAGCTGCATAACGGTCCGGTAGCATAAGCAAATCAGAATCGGCCAACATCACATCTCTAACTTCTCTTATGTCGTCCCAAGTTTTTGGAGGTGTTGGAGCTACATACTGGACGTAGTGCCCCTCAGAAAGATGCTCTCCTACGGAGGCATATCTGCCCCTAACATCGGGTTCGATCAAAACATAATTGTTATCCTCCGCCCACTGAGGATCTTCACTCACTGCGACGTTAATATACACCCCATCTGCCGAAATCCTTCCATATCTATTTAGAGCCATATTTATCACCATGTATAAATTCTAACATATCCATTACCGCCATTACCGCCCGTACCTGCACAGCCTGTAACAGTCGAAGCATGAGCACCTCCTGAACCACCACCGCCTGCACATCCGCCATTTCCACCATTTCCAGACGCTGCACAAGATGCAGTGAGGCCGCAAATTGAGCCACCGCCGCCACCGCCCTCTAAGAAAGCTCCGTTACAGCCGTTGCCAAACTCTTCTGCACAACAAGTATAGCTTAACACGCCGCCCATGCCGCTCAAACAACTATAAGAAGAGAAGTCGGTACATGCGACATACCGATCAGAATTACCGCCGCCCAATGCACCTCTCCAACAGCTATTACTGGCGACCCGTACAATACCGCCACCGCCACCGCCGCCGCCACCGAAATAAGAATTTCCACCCGCTGAATAAAGGGGTGCAGCTCCATTATTG